CATATCTTCCGTCCATTGTAATATCAGCAATGGTGGGGTGAGTGGCGGCATCGGCAGCAGTTTGGATCTGTGCCGTAGAATTGGGGTCTGTCTTGGAACAAATACCTATACGCTCACCTTTCACAAAAGGACAATTCGCAATGGAAGTCACATTATTATCATTGGTTAAATAAATGGTAGATGTCGCCCCACCAGCACCATTATTCACCCAAGCAGTTCCCATATCATCAATACCATGAAAGACTGGGTTCTGTTGAATCCTTCTCCATCTATTTACTGAATCAAGTTGATTCACACAATTCGCACAATCTTCCAGATCAATTTCAATAAATAATCCTTGCGTCGCCATAACTGGGAAGATCTTTGAACTATTGGCGAAGATTCCCGTGTGTAATGGTATGGAAACTTTGGCGGTTAGATAATCTTGATTACCATAATCACGACCCGCTGGGACTGGATCAGTAACATAATAAGGATTGGTCTTTGTATCAATTAGTTGAGATTCACTTGTACCTAATGTTCCTCTGTTCTGTGGATTCTGATTGAGGCAACCTTCTTTTAATGATCTTAATTTTCTTAATGATTCATCTTGATTGTATGAATATTCCATTGCAACTTTGGTGTTGTAGTCAGAAATCTCCTCTAACAAAACATTTCGAGAGCCAGAATAGATGCGAATATTTTTGATAAGTGAAGATCCTCCGATGTGTGGATCTAATTGTAGTCTTGTAGTGTAAGCTCCAACTTCCAGTTTTACATCAAAATTTAAATAACTATTTTTTCCGTCCATGAATTTTACATTAGGACTCACTTCAAACTCTACGGTTTTCCCACCAGCACCAGCAGTTCCAGCATAAGATTTTCCATTGGTCGAAGGTACGGATACTTGCGTTTGTTGGATCGGTATTTTCTCGTTGTTTTCCCAGTAACTCATTTTATATATACTAATATAAAATAAAAATTAAATAAAAATTAATTAAAATAAAATTTAATTTCCCCTTCCAGCAATAGGAGTTTGTCTTGGAGCAACAACTTCCCCTTGTGCTTGTCCTCTAATTTTATCTTGTGCTGCTTTTTCAGCACTATCATCTCCATATACTTCTTCACCAATCAATTCTAATGCTGAACCAGTTAAAGCCGTAGCAGCACCAACAATCTCGGTTGCTGCTCCAAGTGGATTCCATATACCAGCTAATCCAGCAACTTCTAAACCAGAACCAGCAATATTCATAACATTACCAATATTCTCCAAAGGATTATCTGTTACTGCTTTCACAAATCCTTCATCTCTAATTTTTTCAAGATCCTTTACAACATCAATTCCACCACTTAAAGCACCACCTACTCCACGAGCATATACACCAACACCAGTCTCCGTAATTCTTGGTATTGAGAACCTTCCGACTTTTTCAATACCCCTTCCTACTGATTCCATTGCTGCTCTCCCAGCATCTCCGACGGCTGATGTACCAGTTGCAAAAGTTCGAGCCGCAGCTTCTTCTGCTTCTTCACCAGTCGAGGCAACCGATACTGCTCTGCTTGTGTGTGATCCTTCGGACGCACCAGATAGGTCACTTAATCTTTCTTCTACTGTTGTTCCCAAACCCCACGGTGCTCCTCTATTTCCCATCGCCGCTGCATATTCAGCATCACCCGCTCTTTGCTCCAATTGCTCTAATGTTACAAAAGGAGTATCCATTCTTTTTCCCGTTTCCCAGCCAGTTTCAACACCAAAAGCCCTTGCGAGTTTTCTACCCACTCTCATTCCAAACCTTTCACCTTCTCCGATAATCTCTTCATCGCCTCTTAAATGCTGTGAAAGTTCGGCAATACGCTCTTTTGAAACCCCACCGAAGGCTCTCTCCGCAGCTACTCCACTGGGACGATTAAACTCTCCAAAATCTTCTACCTCCTCTGGAATGGGTTCATCAGCAAGGGCGGGTTCTGGCTCTGGTTCTGGTTCAAAGTCGGGTTCGGGTTCTGGTTCTGGTTCAAAGTCGGGTTCGGGTTCTGGTTCTGGTTCTGGTGCTTTGGTTTGTGGTGAGTCTTCCAATTGTAGTTGTGCTCGACGGAGGGTCTCATCGTATCCGATTGATGCTGGTCTTCCCCCAGCAGCACCAAGTCTTCTTTCAAACTCACCCTCTCCACCAAGTATATCAGCATCAAAATCGGGGTGATGCTCGAGTGAATATTGTGTTCTTAATTGTGCGTGTCTCTCTGCGTCAGAGGCAAGTCCGTATTGTCTCATACCAGCCTTAATACTATTTGCTGCTTGGGCTATTTTGTATCCTTGTACCGCATGTTTTTCCATCTCTTCTGCACTTTGTTCTTGCATTAATTGTGCTAAACTATCGGCAACCGCATTATTAGCATTTCTAATACTTTGATTAATATCCCTTACAGATTGAGAGAATGAGTTTTGTTGTGCGATTCCATTTGATCCGTATAAATCCATTTTATATATAGTAATATATAATTTATTATTTTACTTTATTAAAAAAATTTCTTTTCTCCTTCTCCTATCTTTTCCTCAAATCGTATATACGCTGTTGCTGGATTTGTTTGTAGGTCAAGATACAAGAATGAATACGGAGCATCGTCGATTGCCTTATGATATAATTGCATAAATATTTTTGGGAACATATCACCATATTCTTCTTCGATTTTTTCCAATTCTTTTTTGTTTTGTTGTTTCATGATTATTACATCAGTCGCATTATTTCTAATTAATCCACTTACAGCTCTGAATGATTGAGTTGTAAATAATAACATACCAATTCCATAATGTCTGAATCGTGTGGCTAAAAATGAAACTGCATTTGTTTTCTTAAAATCATTCGTTAATATATCATCAAGTACAACCGCAACAGAGGGTCTTTCAAAATCCTCATAGGATTTTTGTGATTCAACTAATTCTTGAATCATACTATCGTCATAATGATCTTCACAATCAAAATGTTTATTTAATATTTTCCCCTTTGGATCTGCGTTCAATGTATTACTTATAATTTTTACAATATCAAATTTGTCCTTATACATCTCTGGACTGCATAACATATTGACTACCAAATTTGATTTACCTTGTTTTACAGATCCGATAATGAGGACGAGTGCTGGTGGTTGTGGAAGATGTGGGTGTATTCCTTCATACTTATCATCGTCTTTTGGATCTTTAACCTTATATACTTTGGGAGCTTTTTTATCCATATTATATAATATAAATATATATTAATCTAAAAATAAACTATATATTAAATCTTCGGGTATTCTGTATCTGTCTTGTTGTGATGTTCCACTATATTTTTTAACATTTTTAATATTGGCTCGTTTAAATCTATCAGCATTACCGAGATTTGTTTTATGCAATGAACCAACCATATTTCCACATGATCCACTACCATCACATAATTTATTATTCCAATCTTTTTTATTCGTCCATATTCGAGTTCTCTTTTTATAACCCCAATCACTATACATACAATAATCAACATCATAGAAAGGTAATCCTTTGACTACTTCTCTATTCTTTAATTTACCAGTTTGAGGATTTTCCATGAACCAATATTCACAATCAAAATATTCAATAATTTCCAATGTTTTTAATACTAATTTATCAGCTTCATTCATTTCTTTTTCTTGTATTTCTTTGGTAAATATTTCCCCTTTTCTCATTCTACCGATAAAACTATCTTGTAATTTTGAGTATAAGGTACATGGTGGAGAAGCCCATACAATATCAAAATAATCTTTTGGATATTGTTTGTAATCAAAATTCATAATATCGACTTGATGATCTGCTGGTAATATCATATCAACTGAAACCGACTTCCAGCCTAAACTATCACATACTTTACCAACTGATTTCGTACCACTAAATAATTCCAACACATTAATCATTATAATAATTATACAGATTTTTTATCAGATAATATGCCCCATAACATTCAATCAGTAAATCTACTATCTTTAAATACATTACTATTTATTAGAAATTAATAACAATTTGCATAAGGATTGAATGGTTTCTGTGGAGCAATTGCTCTCCTCAATTTTTCTTTCATTTCATTCTCTTCCTTTTCTTTCTTTTGAGATTCTTGTTTTTCTTTTTTCCTTTGTTTCCTTAATACTTCATATTTCGCAATCCCATCGAGTACTGCTTTCTCAACATCAACGCCGTATCCTTGTGGTGATGGTTTAGGTGTTGGTAATTCATCATTGACTTCTTTTTCAAGTTTCTCAACCTCTTTCTTTTTCTTCGTTCTTAATAGTTCTTGATTCTTTTTTTCAAGTAATTTATCTTCTTTCCTTGCGGCTGCTTTTGCCTTTCGGGTCGCCATTGCCTTCTCTCTTGCTGCCTTTAACTTTAATTTGTGGGCTTCACTCATGGGAGGTCTTTTCTTGAATGGTTTGCCTTTCTTTGTTAATTTAACATTTGGTTCGACTTCCTTAATCTGTTCTTGTATATTCTTCTTCTCTTCTTCATTGAAAGAAAATATTTCCTCTGGATTAATTGAATCACTTTTCTTTACTGGTTCAACTATGATCTCCTCTTCGTTTGCATCTTCATCAATGGTGACTTTCTTCTCATCTTCATATTGCATATTGGGATTCTCCTCTTCTTTACCGTCGGAATCGGGGTTGATTGATTCATCGTCACTTGGGATAAAATCCATCTTAACTTCTGGTAAAAAATCCATTTTATTATATGTAAATATTTAAATTTTATAATAAAAATTTATTAAAAATTATTAAACTTTATTAAACTTTTTATTGTACCTTTTACAAATATATTTGTCCGAGAATATTTTAAAAAAGTAGTAAAATGAGCGTCAAAAAAGTGTCTGGGGTAAATCTCTCAAAAAAAAGGTGTGGAGAAATATTTTTTATAGGTTTTTTTTCGAACATTTACCCCAGACACTTTTTCTCATGGATAGACAAAATTAAAATAAGAACCAGCCTCCATTATCTTTAATGGTCTCTTTCTTCTTTTCCCTCTCATTCAATATAGTAAATATATCAGCAATATCCTTTTTAATACATTCCATATCTTCAATCATTTTATTTAAATTTGATTCTACTTTCTTAATAGGTTTCTCTTTGTCGATTTCTTTCTGCAAATCAAGATGTAAATTTTGTTGATCCATTGTCTTT